GGGCAGCGTGCATGCCCCCGGTGATCAGGTCGGTGAGCCGATCCTGGGTGGGCACGTGGTCGGTGTACATGCTCGGCGGCTCGGAGAAGAGGAGGTCCGCCGAGATGGACGCCAGGTCCGAGGCAAGGGGGACGTGCAGCTTGGTGCGCTTCTCGCCTACGGGGACGGGCTGGCCCCACCACCAACGGGCGAGCCGATCCCGCCACCCCTCGCGGTGCTGTTGGACGCGCGCCTGGGACACCGAGTCGTAGACGATTCCCTGCCAGCCCTCGTAGAAGGCTTGNAGCTGGTCGGGGTCGCCGGAGTACCAGGCGGACCAGGCGGCCAGTCGGCGGGTGANTGGTGCAAGGTGCNGGGGCGGCCACGCCCCGCCATCGGGTAGCGGCATCCGTGACCTCCCCTCTCAAGACGCTGACGAAAAACGATCGGATTCCGTCTGATCCGACACAATCACGTCGCCGCAGGTCGCAAGTGTCGGAATCTAGCGTCGAGAATCTATGACGGGAAACGGTCCGTCGCAGTATTCTTGACACGTTGCGGAACACAACACGGAGGCGAACATGGCAACCACGACCGAGACGGCCCAGGGAATGCTGATCGGGTACGCGCGAGTCTCGACGGCTGAGCAAAACCCAGACCACCAGATCGACGCGCTGCGACGCGCCGGCGTAGCGCCCGAGAACATCTACGTGGACAAGGTNAGCGGTGCGAAGTCGTCGCGGCCGCAGTGGGACATCGTCAAGCGGATCCTGCGCCCCGGCGACACCCTTGTCATCACGCGCCTGGACCGTATGAGCCGTAGCCTGCGGGACCTGGTCAACATCGGCGCCGAGCTGCGCGANCGCAACATCAACCTGTGGGTCATCGAGCAGGGAATTGACACCCGCACGCCAGAGGGTCGGCTGATGTACGGCGTGCTGGCCACGCTGGCCGAGTTCCAGCGCGAGCTGATCATCGCGAACACCAGGGACGGCCTGNCGGCCGCGCGTGCCCGGGGCCGTAAAGGCGGCCGCCCACGCCGGCTGCGCCCGCGCCAGGCTCAGCTCGCCCGAGAGATGTACGCGGAGGTTGGCCCCGATGGGAAGCGCCGCTACACGGTGCAGCAGATCGCCGACGAGCTCGGAGTCGCTCGTACGACGATCTACGGCTACCTCTCAAAGTCCTGAGCCTGTGCCGGCATCCCCTTACCCAGGGCTGGTGCGCCTGGTGATCGCGGCCACCGCCCACAGGAACGCCTCCTCCAAGGCGGTGAGCGCCTGCTCGGTCTCCCGGCACGCCGGCAGCACGTCCCGAAGTTCGTAGGCGAGGTGGAGGGCGGCGGTGCGGATGTGCTCCATGGCCGCCGCCTGATCCGGTGTCGGCTGGGGGAACCGGAACCGGTCGACCAGGTCGTTGCGCGTGCCCACGGGGCTCCTACTTGCCGCGCCGCGCCCTAGTGCGGGCCGCCTTCTTCGCCATGCGCACACGATCGGCGTGCGTCTTGCCNGCGTTGGCGATCCGGGCGGCGCGCTCCTTGCTGTACCCCTGGTCCCGGAGCGCCTCGTACACGTCTTCACGCCCGCGGACTATGCCCCGCTTGGGGCCACTCCCCTTCGGCATGGTGACCTCCCCTACGAGTTCGGTCAGGCGGCGACAGGCTCGGGCGACATGAGCCGGTACTGCCAGATCGCCCGGGTCGAATGAATCGCGTACCGCGCCGCATCCAGCGAATGGTCGTCAGCCTTAACCGGCTGGTCGACGCCTCTTTGGGCGGCCTGGTCGTCCCACGAGTAGCCGGCGACCTCCTCGATGAACCCGCGGCACGACCGGTGCACCTTGAGCCGGCCCGTGGCCAGAAGGCTCGCCACGGTGCGGATCCCGGCGAGCACGTCGTTGTCGCCGAGCATGGCCGACAGGCCGTCGTGGTAAAGCTGGGCGCGGAAGCTTGCTGCGGAGGGGTCGACGACCACGTACTCGGGGCGTACACCCTCCCGTGCCAGCCATTCGCGTAGCCGGGCGGAGTATTCGGCGTCGGTGAGGGCGCGCCGGGCGAGCTTGGAGTCATACCGCCACTCGCGAGCCAGGTACAGGCGGCCGTCGACGCCGAGGCCGAGGAGGACGGCGGCAAAAGGGTTGGTGGTGCCGTAGTCGACGCCGACGCTGATCCACCGGTCGATCGGTGGGAGCTCGTCGACCACGTGCACGGTTTCGTCCCAGGCGTCGTAGACGGCGCCCTCGGCGAGGCACCATTCGCCGAGGATGAAACGCCGATACCACAGCCCGGTGTATTCCGCGCGTAGCGCAGCGATGTAGGCCGGGTCGAGGGCCGGGTTGTCGTCGAGGGTGAAGTGCCACCAGCGAAGGTCGAGCTCGCCGGCGCGTAGGAGGAACTTGCGCCGTACCCAGTGGGCGGGCCCGTCCGGGTTGGTGGTGCAGAACACCTTGGCCCCGGGTACGGAGAGCCGGGCGAGGAGCTGGGTGAAGAACGCCTCTGGGATGAGGGTGAGCTCGTCGACGTACGCGCCGGCGGCGGTGAGGCCTCTCANGCGGCCTTCGGCGCGGGCGTCGTTGGCGGTGATCACCTCGACGGTGCGTCCGAGGATGGTCGCGGTGGAGGCGCCTCGGGTGTAGTGCACGTGCCGGGCGGCGGGGCCGAACAGGATCGGGTCCTGCAGGGGGCCGAAGACATTCCGGGCGACGGTGTCGAGGGTTTTGCCGGCGACGACGAGGGCGCCGCCGCGGGGGGCGGTGGCGACGTAGGTGAGCCAGCGCAGCAGGCTGCTGATGGTCTTCCCGCTCCTGACTGCCCCGCACCAGATGTTGATGCGCGCTGTCGAGTGGGCGATGGAGCGCTCTTGGAGTTCACTTAGCCGAGGTGCCATGGCGAGCTTGAAGGTCGGCCAGCAAGGTGCCGAGCAGGGAGGCGACCTGGCCGGCGTCCGCGCTGGCGTCGTGCTTGTCGATCGCCAGGTGCTTGTCCAGGGCGATGGCGGCCGCGGTCATGAGGTTGCGCAGCTCGCCCGCCGGGGGCCGGTCGAGGATCTGCTCCCGGTAGGTGTTGTCCTTGCCGCCGAAGCTGAATACCCGGTATGGGCGGTCCATTTGGTCGAGGAGGTCGTTGGCTTTTTCGAGGAGGCGGCGGGAGACGATCGCGCGGAGGGCGGCGTTGTCGGCTTGGGCGGCCTCGGTGGCGCGTTTCGTCTGCGACCGGTCGAAGGCGTCGGTCACACCGGCACTCTTTGCGATCTTGGTGACGGTGCTTGGGCTGACGCCGTGTTGGCGGGCGATGGCGTTGCGGGGTTTGCCGGCGTGGATGTCGGCGAGGATGGCTTGGCGCTTGTGGTCGGGGATGGGGGCNGGCAGGTGTGCTCACCCCCTTCGTGTTGGGTTAGGCGGCTGGGCGGTATCGCATGTCGCGTTCCACCTCGGCGAGGGTTTGGAGGTCGTAAACGTTGTAGCGGCCGATGCGGCCGAGGGGTTGGATGCGCCGGCGGTGGATCCAGGAGCGGACCGTGGAGGGTGGTACGCCGAAGAGGNGGGCTGCTTGGGTNGGGGTGACGATGTCCTGTGGGCGCATGATCACCCCCGGACATGGTTAGCGCCCCCGGTGTGGCGCCGGGGGCGCGGAGGGTAATTAGGCATGGGTTGGCTTGGGATCTAGCGTTGCACAAACATGGGCTTTTGTGCAAAAAGAAAGCCCCCGCGTGTGTTGGGGGCATTGAACGAAACGCCCCCATCCCGTGCGCGAGACGGGACGGGGGCGCTTCGTCAGCCGAGAATGCTGCCTTCAACGGTCACGCACCATGGCGGCGCCGTCGATGATCTCCTGGATGCGGTCCCGGTACGCCTGGGCCGCCGCAGCGTAGGCGTCATGCAGTGATGCTGGCCGCGGTTCCGAATCCATGTGGTCGAACGGTTTGCCCTCAGCCTGGTCCACCAGCATGTAACCGCCGTCCACCCGGGCGATGGCAGTCAGCACGTCACGCAGACNGCCCACGATGACGTCACGCTTCTCCAGCTCGGCCTTCTCGTCGTCCCCGAGGTTGGCCGGACCGATGCTGGCGATAAATGCCCGGAACTGCTCGTCGGACATGTGCTCGTAGATGGTCTTCATCGGATACCTCCAGTGCATGCATCCTCCTAGGGGTATGGCCCCCGGATTCCCGGGGGCCAAATGCGTCACCGGACGAGGTTGGCCAGGGTGGCCCGGCTGATGCCGATCACTGCTGCGGCCTGCTCCTGCCCGTCGCAGGCGAGGATCACGTTACGGGCGGCGCTGGCGCGGTGCTCCCGGATGCCGGCCAGGACGGCCCGGCGCAGGAGGTCGGAGATGACGCCGGCGTCGTTGACGAGGCGGACGGACTCGTCGCGGACGAGGTCGGCGCGGGGGTACCGGCGCTCGCCGTCCTGGTACCACCGCACCCGCGGGGGCTCGAAGAGGTCGACGAGCTCGCGGGCCTTGAGCNCGGCCTGCACCAGGGTGGGCAGGTCAACANCGCGGTTGACCTGGTCCGGGTTGTAGTAGACCCACTCCGCCACCTGNTCGGGGGTCAGCTCCACCCACTCGTCGTGGGGGTAGCCTCGGACGCTGTGGCGCAGCCACACCCACCGGCCGCCGGCGGTCAGGTAGAGGCTGTGCACGTCGCCTCCGGGTGCCCGATCAGGCTCGATGATGAGGGTGGCGGCGTTGTAGTCGAACCACCAGGCGCCTGCACGGTCGTACACGACCTCGCCGCGCCGCCCGGCCTCGTCGATGGCCCACCGGCCGTCGAGCCGGCCGACGACGACCTGCGGGGTCTCCCCAGGCCGGGGCTCCCGGTACTCGCCATCCTCGCCGGGGATGCGGAAGTCCGCGCCGTCGAGGATCGCCTCGGCGTCGTCCTCGGTCAGCTCCGTGCCGTCCGCCCAGGCGTAGAGGTCGTCCCGGGTGAACGC